TGTTGCCGCTTACTGCCTCAACAATTCCCACATGAGAAGCGGAATATTTGTCGATAGGATTAAGGCTCGAATAACGGAACATGATAATATCGCCCGGCTGTACTGCCTGTGAATATTTCAGAAACCACGTACCGTATTTACCGTCACCATACCTGCCTTCATCAGATGCAAAGGAATGTACACCGCTTGTATACTTACCTATGAAGCCGCAATCCTTCATTATAGCGGACACCGCAAAGGCACACCAGTCATATACGGCATCAAGAGCAAGTTTTGTTTTACAGACGAAATAACCGTCTTTGCCTATATAGTTCCTCGCTGTATTCAAGAATTTCTCTCTGTCAGTCATAGTCAGATTCCTCCCTTAAATGAATTTTTGAATTGTATCAAGACGGTCAAATATTTCAGCGACAGAATGACCGTTTTCTGTATTTTTCTTTGTCAGCTTATTCAGCAGACTTGCATTGACAGCCTTTCGGGAAAATAAAAAAGAGGTCGCATTCTTCCGCTCCTCTTCATCATCTTCATCCTCATTTGGTGTATTTTCTTGATTGATTTCGTCATCTTCCTGCTCCTCTTCTTCAGCAGATTTATCTTTTTTCTTGCCGAAGATATCATCTGCAAAGCCAAGCTCTACTGCTTTATGAGCTGACATCCATGTTTCCGCTTCCATCAGCTTTGACAGCTTCGCACGGGACAGACCTGTTTTCAGCTGATAAGCGTTGATGATGCTTTCCTTTACTTCGGCAAGCATATCGATTGCTTTCTGCATTTCGTTATGATCTCCGAAAGCAATGGTCGCAGGATTATGGATCATCATCATTGAAGTTGGAGACATCAGAACCGTATCTCCCGACATTGCAATAACAGATGCTGCACTCGCTGCGATTGCATCTATTTTCACGGTAACTTTGCCGGGGTATTCGGACAGCATATTATATATCTGTGCTGCTGCTACGCAATCTCCGCCCGGAGAATTGATATAGACCGTAATATCACCGCTGCCGGAAAGCAGCTCGTCTTTGAACATCTTAGGTGTCACATCGTCATCGTACCAAGATTCGCTTGCTATTGTCCCACGCAGTTCAAGCACCCTCTCTGTGCTTTCGGTGTTATCATGATTGATAATCTTTTGCTTTTTCCATTTCCAGAACTTATTCATATTCAGCCTCCTTCTGATATGCCGTTATTGTTTTGTTCGTAAGCCGCACCTGCTTGTTTCAGGGGCAGCATATTGCCGTTGATAAGGTACAGGTTTCCGCCCTCCTCATCGGGAATCATATCCTGATTTTCTAAGGCACGGATATCATTCGCCGACATCCAGCCGTTCTGTCGTGCCGTTGCGTAACCGTTCATTCTGCTCTGATAGTCGCCGCGCAGCAGTCCGTCAACATTGAATTTAAAAAATAACTGCCGCTTTTCATCGTCGTTAAAAACACAGCGGGAAAGACTCTGCTCCCATCTTGTTACCCAGGGTGCAAGCGTGTATTTGACGAATTCAAGCGACATATTTTCAATGTTTGAAAAGGTACTCCGTTCCAGATCACCGACCATGTGCGGCGGTACACGGAAAATACGGGCAATCTCGTCTATCTGAAATTTTCTCGTTTCCAAGAATTGTGCTTCATTCGGAGAGATAGAAATAGGAGTATATTTCATGCCCTCCTCCAAAATTGCGACCTTATGATTATTCTCACCGCCAAAGCCCTTATTCCAGCTCTCACGCACACGCTCTGGCTCCTTAACTGTTCCCGGATATTCAAGTATACCGCTGGGAGTAGCACCGTTTGCAAAAAACTTACTTCCGTATTCCTCTGTGGCAATAGCCAAGCCGATAGCGTTCTTTGCCATAGCAATAGGACTGTAACCGATAAGTCCGTCAAAGCCGAGTCCGGGGATATGCAGCACCTCACTCGGTGACAGTTTTACCGTAGAGGCTTTATTTATCGGCGCATCCTCCTGACTGACCATATATTCATAGACAATATTTCCGTGTTCGTCACGGTCAACATTCATTCTGTCAGGCATCAGAGGATACAAGGCTAAAACCTCGCCCTTGCCGTTACGGATGATCTGTGCGTAGGCGTTGCCCCACAGCAAAAGGTGCGTCATTAGTGTCTCTCTGAAAACAAAAGAAGTCATTTCGGGGTTTGGCTCGTCATGAAGAAGAAAATAAAGCAAGTGTTCAGTAGCCTTTTCCGTGCCTGTGTCGGTGTATTTATATAAATGCAGCGGCAGGCTTGCAACAGCTTCTGACAGTATTCTCACACAGGAATACACCGCCGTTATCTGCATTGCAGACCGTTCATTAACTGCTTTTCCGCTTGCTGATGAACCGAGCAGAAAGCTGTATCCGCTGCCTGCTGTGGCATTTTTCGGTGCATCTCTGCTCCGAAATATTCTGCTTATAAGTCCCATTAAAAATCCCTCCTATATAAACAAAATGCCGCGCTGATCATAGACGCTCTCGGTATTCACATTTCCGCATCTAACCGCACGGTCAAGTGCCATAATAGTGGCAATAGCACCGTCTATCTTCTCAGTAGATTTTTCCTTATCAGCTTTGATGTTTCCTGCCGGATCGGTGCGGATAAAAATGTTATCCATCATCCATCGCAGCACTGGGTGTCCGCCGTGAGCGATTCTCTGCTCCAGCGTCAGCTTCATAAGCTCCTTTGTCGGTGGCGACATACTCGCAAAACCCTGTCCGAAAGGAACAACAGTAAATCCCATACCCTCAAGGTTCTGCACCATCTGCACAGCACCCCAGCGATCAAAGGCTATCTCACGGATATTAAAGCGTTCGCCCAGTCTTTCAATGAATTTTTCTATGTATCCGTAATGAACAACATTTCCTTCCGTTGTTTCCAGAAAGCCTTGTCGTTCCCAGATATCGTAGGGAACATGATCTCGCTTGACACGCAGGTCAATATTATCTTCGGGAATCCAAAAATAGGGCAGGACATAATATTTATCATCCTCGTCAGTTGGCGGAAAAACAAGCACAAAAGCCGTAATATCGGTAGTGCTTGACAGGTCAAGACCGCCGTAGCAAACTCTACCTTCAAGCTCCTCAAGATTAACCGCAAACGCGCATTTATCCCACTTTTCCATCGGCATCCATCGGACAGCCTGCTTTACCCATTGATTAAGTCTGAGCTGCCGGAATGCGTTTTCTTCTCCCGGATTCTGCTGTGCCGAATTGCAGGCGGCTTGCACCTTATCCATCCCTATCGTTATTCCGAGTGAAGGATTAGCCTTTTTCCACACCTTAGGATCAGTCCAGTCCTCATGCTCCTCCGCACCATAAATGCAGGGATAGAAGGTAAGATCAACCTTGCGCCCTGAAATAATATCCATAGCCTTTTGATGAAGCTCATAGCAAATGGAGTGCGTATCGTTTCCGGCAGTTGTAATGATGAAATGGAGAGGATTTTTTCTTGCATCTGATGTTCCTTTCGTCATCATATCGAAAAATTTTCTGTCCTTCTGTACCCACAGTTCATCGAAAATAAGTGCCGAAACATTGACACCCGACTTCCCCGCAACATCAGCAGAAAGAGCCTTATATGTGCTATTGGTCGGTGTGAAATGAATTGTTTTCCGACTCGGTCGAATATCACAGCGTTTTCGCAGAGCAGGACAGAGCCGCACCATATCGCAGGAAACATCAAAAACAAGAGAAGCCTGATCTCGGTCAGCAGCACATCCGTAAACCTCGGCTCTTTGCTCGCCATCGGCACACAGCATATACAGTGCAACAGCCGCCGCAAGCTCGCTCTTCCCGGACTTCTTCGATATCTCGATGTACGCCGTATTGAATTGTCTGTACCCATCAGCACGGATAGTTCCGAAAATATCACGGATTATTCTTTCCTGCCAGTCGATAAGCTCAAAGGGCTGATTATAGAATTCTCCCTTTGTGTGCTTCAGCTGCTCAATAAAGCTGACAGCGTAATCTGCGGCAGCCTTATCGTAATATGATCCCTTTGCCATAAATTCAGTAGGCGTGTATTTTTTTAGTTTTCTCAATTTTTCACCTCCCGTCAAGCCGGCGAGCCGCCGGAGCCGTTTGGCTGTCCTGCGATAGCCTCCTGACTAAGTTTCATTACTTCTGAAAGTTCCACAAAACCACCCCCAACAAAAACCGGCTTGCCAAATGACAAGCCGGTTAAACATTTTATAAATTTTTAGATAAATTAAGTTTGTACTCTTCTCTATAGAAACAATATTCGATAAGGTTTGAAAATAGTTTTACTACATCTTTATTTTTTAATGACAATGGTTTTGAAAAATCAATAGTACCAAATAACAGTTCACTATTCAGTATCATATCTGAATTGTATTTTTTTATGTATTCAAACAAATCGTTTTTATTCGCTCCTTTTCGTGTAACAGTTCCATTATGTCCAATAGTAATAGTCATTTTCTTTCTATTGAATTCAAGATACTTGTTTAAATTAATTTGTGCAGACATTTGATCCACATCACCATCATTAAACATCAATATAAGGACGCTTTTTCCATCTGTTGTTCCATATTTAGGATCATTTGTAGTTTTAGCAGTTGTTGTTATGGTAAAGCCACATAAAAACAGTTTATTTAATAATTTATCTTCAAGCATAAAAATTCTATATATGCCAGAACCAAATCCTCCACCGGATCTATCATTATACTGCCGATATTGGATTCCTAAATCTTCGATTAGTTTTAAACGGTCACTTTGAATATTTTTAAGCTTCTGAGAATAATCTAAAATACAATCATCCAGTGCAACAATAGCAGGCACCAATTTTTCATCAGTATCTTCTCCTATTTTATAAATATACCAATCTTGATTTTTCAGAAATAAATGATCAAAATAATCGCAATATTCAAGTCGCTGAAATTCCTGAAAATCATTCGATTCTGTGTAAACATCATCAGAAAGTTCTTTGTATGTTGGAATTCCTTGAATTGCAATAAAATTTCCATTATCACATATATGATAAAACTGAATATAATTGCCGTTAACCAATCCGAAGAATTTTGCGTTAACCAATCTTGAATATTTTTCTGCCTGTTCTATTACCTGCATACTTTCAATAAACACTTTTTCTGATTTACATTCTATCACACACAAAACATCATTAATACTATTTTGATTAGTTATAACCATATCAATTCGTCCATTATATTGTTTTATTCCAAAATGAGATAAGTGTTCTTCAATTCCGATATTTGTTGAAGGGACTGACATATATTTCTGCATATATCTAATCATTTTTTGTCTTACAGTTTCTTCTGGCATAATAGCTACAAATATTTTTCTTATAGGGTCAAAGTATTTTTCTCCACCTGTACAGTTTGACAATTTGAGCTTAATTTTATTAAACTCCTTTTTTACATATTCCAAATTTATCACCACCGGACTATATAAATACATTATAACTCATTAATAAAAATTTTGTCAAATGTAAAAACCATTTATCTATCCGACAAAGAATCAGGCTTTATCTTGTGTACTTCTGTCCATGCTGCGGTGGATCGCATCAAGGATTTTTTCCTGCTCCTCGGCATCAATACCGAGGCTTTCCAAAGCCTGTCTTGTCCCACAATCCGGGCAGATCGGAGTTTCGCAGTCTGTTCTCGATATTGCAGGGCGGCCGATGTACTCCTGACCGCAGATCGGGCAAGTTCTTATTTTAATCTCAGTTGTTTCCATAGTATCTTCTTCATCCTTTCTACCGTTCTGGTAAGCATCCTCGTGTCAAAACTGAAATCCTTATAGCCCTTCATGCAGGTGGTAAGGTAATAGTTTGTCGGCAGTCCGACCCTGCGGCCTTCTGTCATTATGTAGGCAAAGCAACGCAGTTCCTTCGTGGTTTTCTCGTCAAGCAGCCTGACCTTGAGGGTGTAATCGTACTTGTAATAAAACCT